TTTCTATATAGATGAATATTGCTTGTTTACGGATCTTAGTATTGTGATTTACTTGTACCTATATAGTTGCACTTAGATCTCTGATATTATGATTTTTAAATACGTATCCCTTTCATCATATAGCTTATGCTATTTGATCGTAGAATCAAGTAATAAAAATTCTTTTTCAAACGTTTGGTATTCGATAAACACCAACCCCCTAACCATTATACACACACTGGGACTTCCCCCAGTATAAAACATAACGCCCGTTATGCCCATAGGTTGATATACCCCTCGGGGTCCACTATCTTTTATAATGTTTAGTTTAGTATTAGTTAGATATCCTGTAGATATCACTATTTGTATGAATGACGCAATCAATAAAAACAAAATAAATATATGTCTTTTCAAATAAAATTTGACCGTCATCAGAATAAACATACTATACATGAATCCACTTAAAATATATTAAAGTAGAGCCTTCTGCCGTTGCAGTAGGTATGTATGTCCACCTTTTCAGCTGGACTATCGAAACAATATATGGAACAAATGCGTGATTTTCCGCATTATGAACGATCCTGTCGTGTTCCAAAGGAGAGAATTGTCTAATGGTATAGAACTTGGAATAGTTCTAGATGTGTACACATTTGTTAAATGTACTATCCCTGGCCGGGAGAAATAATACGTCATTTAAGACTGATAATACAACGATAATAATGATACGCGCTTTTAACAAAAACTCTTTAGCTAACGCTCGCACATCTCGCACAAAACAATCAGTTAATCAGGTTATGATAAATAACCCTCTCAATATTATTTCCACTCGTGGAGATATTTTTAGACTTAATGGTAATACTTCAAAATTAATAAACTGCAATAGTATTTGCACTTTACTTGAAATGTTTCTTCAGGAATCCCAGCCTGAAATGAAGCTTACCAAATTGAGCCCGCAGGCTCACACCTTCACACAAACAGTTTTCCAAAAATGTATGGATACTACTGGTGTTGAAGTGGATGAATTTATCCGTATGATTATGATGTTCTTTGGATCATCTGCGTTACATGGATCAATTTTTTCCGAAAAAAGTACTAGCTCTCGTATAGCTGCGGCTACAGCTGGTATTCTCCTATTGTTCTTAGAAGGTATGGTTAATTATGAAAATATATCTTTGATAGAAGAATTTGTTACAAGAATAAAACGAAAATGGGAATTAGGTGCCACTGACCTATATGAACTTGGAAAATTATTTTGCTCTAGTGGAGCAAAAAGTCGTTATATGAATTTCTTATATACTGGCAAGATGACCTACCAAGTCGGTGAGGAAAGTGGATACACCGAATCGCTTCGGAAAATGATTGATATCCTCAATGGTATCAAAAATACTGAATTTGGGAAGAAATTTTATAAATTGTTGATGTATACCATTTCATTTGGATACACCAAAGTGTTTAATTATGACTTTTCAAGTTTGATCTTTTCCAAAGCTGAAAAGGAGGAGAGCCGTTTACAATACAACTCCAAGGTGGGATTTGCATTATCACTAGTCGATAGTATTCTATTTCTTTATCAAAAAGGACGAGAAATCTACGGCTCTCGAGACTTGAGTCAATTGTTTACCTCTTGCTCAGGTGCCCAGGCTTGGATGCAAAAAGTTACGTTAATTAAACAACGTGCCAACTTTTTGTCTAATCCCGAACCACATGGTTTTACATGGTTCGAATTCGTAGCGGATTTGAACGATGCGATTGACATATGTACTAATACTGCGTAACATGTCATCGTGGCACATTGTAGAACAAAATGTTTATAGGAAAGCTTTGGATGATCTTAGGTTCACCAAAGCGGTTGTGATAACTAAGCGAACAGCTCAGGCCTCACGCGCGGCACCGTTTGGAGTATTACTCTTTGGAGGATCAAGCGTGGGCAAAAGTTTTTTCACCCAGATACTTATTAAGCATTATGCTAAATTATTTAAGTTGCCACAAGGCGATGAGTATATTTATACTCGTAACGCTAATAGTGAATTTTGGGATGGATTCCATAGTTCCATGTGGTGCGTGATACTCGATGATATTGCTTTCCTTAAGCCTGACCAGGGATTAGATCCATCTGTAACAGAAATGTTGCAAGTGGTTAACAACATTTCCTTTGTACCGAATCAAGCGGATTTGGCAGACAAGGGAAGAACACCTATGAAAGCTGAGTTAGTTATAGCTACAACTAATACTCAGCATTTGAATGCTACGGCTTATTTTTCCTGCCCTTTAGCTATTCAAAGGCGATTGAAATATATTATTGAGATCGTACCTTTACCACAATATGCTTCTGCTGATGGAAAGATGTTAGATCCTTCTAAACTGCCTACTACTTTTGTTGATTATCCAAATTATTGGAAAATTTATGTTAAGGTAGTGACGTGTGCGGGTGATGGGCAAAATCGTAACCGTGCGCGGATTACAACCTTATTTTGTACATGCGATATATACGAGTTTATTAAGTGGTATTCTGAAACAGCCTTACAACATGAGGAAACACAGAAAAAGGCAGCTGCACAAGAAGATTTGTTGGGAAAAGTTACTATTTGTGAACTTTGCCATTTACCATCTTCAGGGTGTGCATGTACTCTGTGTACTATCTGCCATTTACCAATGACAGCATGTCAATGTGAAGCTCAATGTGAATATTGTGAATTAAATCCGCGTTACCGTGACTTTATTGTCGGTGGTGATGTATGTATGTATAATGAGAATATCACTTATGCCGAAGAGGAAGGGTGGGGTCAATGGAATAATGAAGCATGGGTGGATCAATATGATGCAGACCATTTTGATGTGAATGATCTGGAGAGTGAATCTCGAAGTTCATCTAATAGTACAGAATATTGGACTAACGATGTTAGAGATCCGTCTGAAGCTGAGTATTGGTCTAGTTCCCAATCTGACTCGAGTGCTTCTTCAGGTACCACCAACAGTCTCGGTAGTGCTGAACGTGATATGAAATACATGGAATTATTTTTGATGTTTTTAAGTTTTCGTACTGCACCCGAGGGGGTGGTTTATTTCCATCCTTTTGTTGGCATTGCTATGCGAAAAAAGGTTTGTCCCTTTACTACCACACTCTAGCATTTGGTTTTTATCGTTGGTGGTGGTGGCGAGGAGCCTTGATATTTAGTCAAAAGTGGTTACCAACATGGATGACCCATATACCGAATTATTTTTGTAAGTACCATTATATTATGAGAGTATCTCAAGACAAACAAAAGCAAAAGAAGAAGGCCTTAAAATGTGCAGGTTTTGCCGTTTTAGCAGTATCTCTTATTTTTGCCTTAATGCGTTTGTACAAGAGTTACTCGAAGCCTGAACCAGAAAAGATTGAAGAACTCAAAACTGTGGTTGAGGAGATAAAACGTACTCAAACGGTTGTTGAGGAAGTTGTAACTCACGTCGAACACGACGAGGAGAAACCTATCGATCTTGTGACGCCGCAAGTTTTGGAATTTCAGGATGTTCTAGTACAACCAGATACCCCTTCTGATGAATTAGCTTTAGCTATCACTCGGAAATTTGGGGGGGCTCCTATAAAGTTGGCCGAGAGACAAGAAACAAGTGTGTGGATTAAAGACTCTTACGTTCTTACTCCGATGGATATCAACGATAGTTCACGTGGTATGAATGGTAAAAGTATTGATATTTTTATGAATTTAATTAATTTTAATACTGCATTCGTTACTATTTGGTGTAATTCCAATGAAGTTCGTGTTTTCCGTGTTTTTTGTTTAGGTGGAACAACTTATATAGCCAATAACCATTGTGTCCCGGACAATATGGATGAATTGGCTATGAGTTTTAAATTTGCTCCAACTAGCAGTGTGAGCGCTAATGTAATACGTGTTTTTCAACAAGGCCAGTTCACTCGATATCCTCAACAAGACTTGGTAGTCTTTGAGGCGAAATGTCTACCTGTTAGAAAGAATTTAATTGACTTTCTACCTAACAAGAGCTTCAAAGCGAATACCGATGGATATTTGTTGACGAAGGATGTCCATGGTGTGTTGATTAAAAAAGAAGTGAAGAACATTACTTTCCGACCAAGCTTTGTTTTTGTTTCTGATCCGAGCGATAAACACCAGATCAATACACAAACTGATGCTTGGCGTGGTTTTGTCACATCTGAAACACGTAGTGGCGACTGTGGTTCACTATTAATTGGAATGAGCGGCCTAGGGCCAGTAATTCTTGGTTTTCACTACGTTGGTGGAGGTACTGAAGTTAATAGTGTTGCATTAACCAAGGAATTGGCGCAACAACTTTTGCCTAAGTATTTAGTTAATCCTGGTATACCAAAGTTGAGTGTGCAAGGGTATGAGCATCCTTTACAAAACGAATTGCACCATAAAAGTACACTACGTTACGTTGAGGGCAGTGCCCACGTATATGGTTCTTTTACGGGATTTCGAGTAGCGCCTAAGTCGCATGTTGAGTATACCTTGTTGAGAGAGTTTTTATTACCATATCTGGAAACTAAAGTGGAATTTGGGAGACCTCAAATGGCAGGGTGGTTACCTTGGCACCATGGTGTTAAGGCTATGGTTGATAAACCTAAGATCATGAATTCATTGCTTCTCGACGAGTGCAAGGATTCTTATGTTTCTCGTTTGCGAGGCATTGATAACTGGGGCAATCTCCAGGTGTCATCTCTTGATGTATTTACTGCTATCAATGGACAAGCGGGATGTAAATTTATCGATTCAATTAATCGGTCCACCAGTATGGGTGAACCTTATAATAAATCGAAGAAATTTTTCCTTGTACCTGCTAAGCCAGTTCATGAGGCACCTGACCCTGTTTTATTTGTTCCGGAGGTTATGGAAGAGATTGAGCGTATACTTATTGAGTATAACAATCTCAATAGAGTGGCTCCTGTTTTTCATGCGCACCTCAAGGATGAGGCTATAAAGTTACAGAAAATCATTGATGGTAAGACTCGTGTCTTTTCTGGAGCTCCTGCCGCATGGAGTGTCGTTGTTCG